AGTTGTTGGATCTGGTGGTTCAGGTGGTGGCGGTGCTGGAACTAAAAATAATACAACTGCAACAGCAGGAACAACTAATACCGGTGGTGGCGGTGGAGGTGGTGGCGGAAACGGTGGAGCAAATGGTGGTGCTAGAGGTGGAAATGGTGGTTCAGGTCTAGTAATAATAAGGTATAAATTTCAATAATGACTAGCACAGTAAAAGTAAATACATTAACGGTTGCAACGGGATGCACAATGACTCTTGGAGAGTCTGGTAAAACTATTGCTTTAGCATCAGGTGCATCACAAACAGGTTTTGGTCGTACTGGTACAGTAGATTGGGTAACAACAGTTCAAACATCAACTCCATTTACAGCCGCAACAGGAAAAGGTTATTTTGTAAATACCACAAGTGGTGCGATTACTGCTAACTTACCAGCAGGAGCTGCTGGATCAATAGTTTCTTTTGCAGATTATGCAGGAACTTGGGATTCAAATGCTTTAACTGTATCTCCAAATGGTTCAGAAAAAATGGGTGGAGTTGCAGCAGATGTAATTTTAAATACAGAAGGTCAATCAGTAACTTTTGTTTATATAGATTCGACACAAGGTTGGCTTAATGTTCAAGATTCTACTTCTAATGTTAGAGGTAATGATTTTATTGTAGCAACAGGTGGTACAATAACCACTACTGGAGATTACAAGATGCATAAATTTACAGGACCAGGCACATTTTGCGTTTCAGAAGTTTCTGCTGGTTGTGCAGCAAATAATGTAGTTTCATATATAGTAGTAGCAGGTGGAGCAGGAGGTGGATCAACAGCTTCTGGTTCTTTTGCATCAGGTGGTGGCGGTGCAGGAGGTTTTAGAGAAGTAAAAAGTCCGACAGCAGGTCCTTACACAGCTAGTCCTTTAGATGGATACCCCTCAGCACCTAATAGAATTACAGTAACAGCTACTGGTTATCCAATTACAGTTGGTGGCGGTGGAGCTGCTGGACCAGTACCTTCAGGTACAGGTACTGGAGTAGCAGGAGTTAATTCAACTTTTTCAACAATTACATCTGCTGGTGGTGGCGGCGGTGGAGCTGGAGCTTCTCCAGGATCAAATGGAGTAGATGGTGGATCTGGAGGTGGTGCAGGAAGTAATTCTAGTACTCCAAGAAGTGGAGGATCAGGTAATACTCCTCCTGTAAGTCCAGCACAAGGAAATGATGGAGGAGATTCAGGAGGTGGAGATACACCAGCGGCTAGTGGTGGCGGAGCAACAGGAGCAGGAGTTAATGCAACACCTGGATCTGGAAATCCAAGAACAGGTGGAACTGGAGCAACAACAGAAATTATAGCTTCCCCCGTTACATATTCAACAGGTGGAGCAAGTGGAAACCATCCTCAAGGCACTGGTACAGCTGGAGGAGATAATACTGGTACTGGAGGACAAGGCGGTGGTGGGGGATCACCATCTCCAGGAGCTGCTGGTGCTGGCGGATCAGGTATAGTAATAATAAGGTATAAATATAAATAGGTAAAATATGAGTGAAGTAAAAGTAAATAAAATTAGTCCAAGAACAAATTGTGGTACAACTACATTAGGAGATAGTGGAGATACATTTAATGTTCCTTGTGGTTCAAAAATTAATGTAGCTTCTGGAGGAAATATTACAGTTGCTTCAGGTGCAACAATAACAAACAATGGAACGCAGACAGGTTTCGGTAGAACTGGTGCGGTAGATTGGATAACAACTAAAAAAACAGGAGATTTTACAGCAGCAAATGGCGAAGGTTATTTTGTTGATACAGGAAGTGGAGCAGTTACAGCAACACTACCAGGATCACCTGCTGCAGGAAGCATTGTTGCCATAAAAGATTATGACGGGGGATTTGGTGCGAATAATTGTACAGTTGCAAGAAATGGAGTAAACATTAGAGGTGAAGCATCTGACTTTACATTAGCTCAAAACAATTCTGGAGCAACTTTTATTTATGTAGATGCTACAGAAGGCTGGCAAGTTTTTGCAGATGGATCAGATGCAGATGTTACAGAAACTTTTATAACAGCAACAGGAGGAACAGAATCTAATGATGGTGATTTCAGAGTTCATAAATTTACTGGTCCAGGCACATTCACAGTTAGTCAAGAAGCGGGATCACCAGCTAATAATGAAGTAAGTTATTTAGTGGTTGCAGGTGGAGGCGCAGCACAAGATGCTGGAGCAGGCGCAGGAGGTTATAGAGAAAGAAAATCGGCTGTAGATACTTATACGGCATCACCTTTAAATGGAGCAACACCTATTACAGTTACAGCACAAGGTTATCCAATTACAGTTGGAGGAGGTGCACCACAGGCTCCAGGAAATAATGCTCCAGGAGTAAGAACAGGAACCCCTTCAGTTTTTTCAACGATAACATCATCAGGTGGCGGTGCAGGTTGTACAGCTTGTACTGGAACTCCTCAACCTACATATACTAGAGGCGGTTCAGGAGGAGGTCAAAGAAATCAACCAGGAGGACCAGGTAATTATCCTCCAGTAAGTCCAGCTCAAGGAAAAGATGGAGGAGATTCTCCAGGTCCAGGAAACGGAGCAGCAGGAGGTGGTGGAGCCGCAACTGCGGGTAATGATTGGCCAGGTCCAAGAGTAGGTGGAACTGGAACTACAAGTGAAATTTCAGGTTCTTCAACAGGATATGCAGGAGGAGGAAGTGGAGCAGCTCCACCCTCATCAGAAGCTCCAAGAGAACCTACTAATACAGGAGGTGCTTCAAGACACCCAGGACCTAAACCGGCACCAGGACCACAATGCGGTGTTGTAAATACCGGCGGTGGTGGAGGTGGAGTATGGTGTGGTACTAATGGAAGTGGTGGTTCAGGAATTGTAATAATAAGGTATAAAAGACAATAGTTGAATAATAATTAAAATTAATATATAAGGAGAAACATTATGGCACATTTTGCAAAACTAGGAGCTAACGGAAAAGTTATCGCTGTCCTAACTATGGATAATGATAAGATGTTAAACGCTGATGGTGTTGAAGATGAAACAGTAGGTCAACAGTGGTTAGAGAGACACAACAACTGGCCTGCAGAAATGTGGATTCAAACTTCATATAACACTAGAGCTAATACACATGGTTCTGGAGATAACTCAAAAGCATTTAGAGGTAACTACGCAGGTAAAAGTTTTACTTGGGACGAAGATAATCAAATTTTTTGGCCTCCAAAACCTTACGCATCTTGGGTAAAAGATATATCTGATGCTTCTTGGCATTCACCAATCGGTGATGCCCCAGCATTAACTGCAGAACAACAATCACAGAATGAAGCTGAAACACATTCTTGGAGATATGACTGGAATGAATCAAACCAATCTTGGGACTTGACAGACCATAACGCATAGATTAAAAATGGTGGTGGTATGCAGAAGAAAGTATTATCTGAAATAAGTTTATATTACGGTGATGTTGATATGCCTAAAGGCTTTGAAATTGACCGTGATAAGTTACAAACAGATATTTTACAATCATACATTCAAAACAAAAATTTTCCATTTTCAAGAACTTGGGATATGTTGAATACCTATATGCGAGATCACATTAGTCTCGAGTATAATATTCAATTAGTTAATAAAGAAACGTGGGGCAATATGTATAAGCCTGCGGAGACAACAATTCCATTGCTAAATGTAGACCCAGTAGATTTACGTAACTCACCAGACTTTACATTATTATATGGTGTTAAAGCTAAAAATTGTAATGTTAGAATACATTATGAAGAAAACAGACGTAAAGGTAGAAGTTGGGATATTTCCTTAACAGACAATAAATTTATAATGTTTCCATCAACTTGTATGTATTACTTAACTAATAATCAAAAAGATAGTTTAAATTTTGTACAAACTATAACGTATGAATATTGCTAATTATTACTGGTATTTTAAAGGTGTATTAACACCTAAATTTTGTGATGATGTTATAGCTTATGCTAACGAACAAAAAGAAGTGATAGCTAGAACCGGTGGATATGACAAAGAAGAATTAACAAAAGAAGATGTAAAAAATATACAAAGAAAAAGAAAATCAGATTTAGTTTGGTTGAACGATCCTTGGATATATAAAGAATTACATCCTTATGTGCATAGAGCAAATGAAAATGCTGGTTGGAATTTTGATTGGGAAAGGTCGGAATCTTGTCAATTTACAAAATATAAACTAAACCAATATTATGATTGGCACTGCGATAGTTGGGAAAAACCTTATGACAAGAAAGATCCTAACAATCCAGAACACGGTAAAATAAGAAAACTATCTATGACTTGTCAATTAACAGATGGTTCAGAATACAAAGGCGGTGAATTAGAATTTGATTTTAGAAACTATGATCCTCATATGAGAGACGAATCAAAACACAGAGTGCAATGTAAAGAGATATTACCAAAAGGATCTATTATTGTGTTTCCCTCATTTGTGTGGCATAGAGTTAAACCAGTAACATCAGGCACAAGATATAGTCTTGTTGTCTGGCATTTAGGAAAGCCGTTTAGATAATGTATATAAATAACTATTTTAACACGACCATTTGGTCAGAACAAAAACCAGAATTTGTAAAATCTTTAAACAAAGCAAGTAATAAATATATTGCTGAAGCTAGAAAAAGAGAAAAGAAAAGAATAAAAGAATTTGGTGATTTTGGTACAAGCTATCACTCTACACCATTGACACAAGACAATGATTTTTTAGATTTTAGAAACTACATTGGTCAAAAATCTTGGGAGTATTTAGATCATCAAGGTTATGATATGTCTCAATATACAACTTTATTTAGTGAGTTATGGGTACAAGAGTTTGCTAAAAAAGGTGGTGGACATCATTCAGCACACATACATTGGAATCAACACGTATCAGGTTTTTATTTTTTAAAAGCT